CCGCCGGACAAATTTCTTGGAAACTACAATATTCACATTTTTTCCAATAGTATTTGGCAGGAAATTCTTCATTTTCGTATGCTTTAATTATTTGAGTTATACCTCTCATCAAAGCAGTCATACTTGACTTCTTTACTTTTTCTATATGGACATAATTTGATACAGGAAAATACCAACCCCAATGAGTAATAGGTATATCTCTATCAAGATAGGCTTCTGCTAATGATTCATCACTAGCATTTTCAATTAGTAATTTATAGAAAGCCATTTCTTTTCTCATTGATGTAGTCTTACTATCTTTCCATGGTCCTGTCTTTAATTCCAAAGGAATATATTTTCCATCTTCAATAAACATTCTATCCACAATACCTTGTAAGTGTACTACATAGTCTCTTTCAAGAATACACTTTGGATTAGCATCATGAGGAATAACTATTTCAGCATCTAACATTACTTCATTAACCACAGGTAGAAACTCATGTAATTTATCTTTTTCCCTAGCAGTATGAAAACGCTTCGCATCAAAAATTGCCATGTTGTGATAAATATCACCATAGTCATCAATAGGATATAACCCCATTCCATAGGTTATCAACTCTGATTCTGTCATATCCTTTGCTTTGGCAATATCATAATCATCAAAGAAATCTTGTCTGCTATCATGCACCGCAGTCCCTTTAATCATAGGTTCAGTAGTTTCTTGTGGAAAGCGGAATGGGTATTGATACTGATATTTCAAAGGACACCATTGAAATGTCCCAAATGAAGACTTTGTTATCTTCAATACTTTACTATCATTATCATTATACTCTTTCGCTAACCATTCATATGTATATTCTCTCATTTTACCACCAATCATCTAATGTCTTTTGTCTAACATCTCTAGAAATTTCTGAAGTATCCCAGCCCATTGCATCATAAACAGGTTGAGCCTTTTTCACTATTGATTCAGCATAGTGAGAAAAGTCAATAAGGTAACCTTCATCTAATAATTCATTAAGTGATGGTGCTGAAATATATGTTGGGAGTTTTGATTCTCCAGTTATAGGGTTAATATATTTTAATCCATCTACAGGAGTTCTAACTCTTACATACCAATATGAATCTGTTATCTTATTATCATGATGTTGATTATACCAAATAACTCCTTCAACACCTGAGCCAATAGAAGGTCTCTTACCTGCTAAAGTTACCAAATCAAGTTCTTCTCCACATTTACTACAAAATGAATATGAAGTGGTGATTCTATGTTGATGAATTGCTTCTTGCATATTATATTCTCTCCCACAACCTGCACACTTATACTTGAATCTTTCACTTCGATATCTACTACGATTCGCTAATCGTTTTAGCCAATATTCTGGCCTGTTTTGTAATGAACCTTCACCAGACATTTGCCTACTACCTTCTAACACAAAATTATAATGCCAGTGTAAATGGATGTTCATATCATCTTCGGACATTCCTTTAACCCAATTTTGTAATACTTCCATTTGAATATCTCTTGCAAGTTTAGTTATAGACATACGCTTTGCGGTAAAGCCGGTCATAACAAATTCTTCTTCATCAAGATATTTTCCATCCTTCCAAGTAATCAAACCTGCATTTCTATTCTTTGTGCATCCTACTCCTAGACTAGAATAATATTTTTCAAATTCTAAATTAACAGGATGCTCATCTAAACCTAATAGGTTAGGAAATTTCTCTCGGACATGATTATTTAATATTTCTAATGTGTCCTCAGTTTGTTCCATTGGCATTTGCACATAGATAGAGTCTGTGTGTCCATATACTAACTTCATTTTTTCACTCCCAATCCACAAAATTTACATGTGCCTTTGTCAGTAATATCTCTTCTAAGTTTATTAAATTGACAATTACAATAATGTTTCATTCTTCTTCACTCCTTATATCTTCTAATCTTATATTAAACGCAATTTGTTCTTCTGATAAATGCATCGCTTTATCTGAGTATTCTTCATTGGTAAACCAAATATCCAAATACCATTTCTTGAGCAACCTTAAATAACTTATTAGAAACATCATATCACTCCAAATAATTTAAATACAACGACAACCCCTAATAACAAATTAAGGAAACCTAAGATGGTTCGTGTTAATGCTAAACTACCAACATGGCGTTCTGACCATTTATCTAAATCATCTCCATTCATTCTTCTTCCTCCATCATAATAATATTTGCACCTGTTTGCATACACTTTATTGTATTATTTTCCATATATTTTTTCCCCCTTTGCCTGTTTTTTTATAATACTTACCACTTCTTTTTAACCAGATATTAAAACTGTAAACATTGGGTGCGGTAGACCAATATTTATTTAATCTTGTTCTATATCTGTCATGAATCATTCGTAACATTTCATCTGCATATCTACCTTTTCCATCACTCATAATAGTAAATAAGATTTTTTCTGCTTGTTTATTCAGATGATTCTTTATTTTAATCCTCTCCTTTCTCTATCCTTTTGCTTCTTTGCTAAGTAACATTTTCCACAAAGGGGCATTCTACTTTTATTCAAATAGTATGTTTGTACAAAACCTTGGCATAGTATACATTCTGTTTTACCATACCAAAAATTAGTGGCGTTCTTTTTCATAATTCCATCACCTTAAATGCCGCTTCTCTAATTGCTTCTCTTGCACTTGCTGTTATTGATGCGGCTAAGTCAACATCAGCCCAACCAAATCCTTGATACCCAACGATACCATAAAAAGAAGCCATCAATCTTTTGACGGCCATTTGATTATTAAACCACTTCGCTTTCTCAGTAGGGTCAAGTGCTGTATCATGTAAAGCCTTGTAGTGATTTCGTAGAGTTTTTAAGTCTAAGACTGACTGAGGTAGTAGTCCTAGTTTATCTGTTTTATAATAACGATAGTCAAATTCTGTTTCATCACTAAAGTCTCTTGGTATTTCAATGTTAACACCAAACTCAGTTGGTTCTTCACTCTTAGTTTCCCATGAAATGTTCCGCGCTATCATCATTGATGGGTACAGCGATGCGAAATCAAACGCCGCCACATTATGATGTAAACCATGTGTTCCTTCTATTGATGGGTCATATATCATAGCGCCTTGATAATCAACTTTCTTACCCTTCTTTCCTGTTGGTGCTTTCCATGTAGCATTACGCATGAAGTATATTCCACCCATGTTACTTGCATAGAAACAAGCATCAAACGGTGCAATTAGTAATCGTTGTAATGAAAGCATTGCTTCTGATGTATAGTTACTATCATCTATCCTCTTTAATAATTCAGTATCTCTAAGAGCATATTCCAAATAAGTGTCAGTATCTTCTAACCAACCTCTTTCAAAGAAGTCATTCTTGTCTGGAAACTTTTTACTAACTAGTTTCTTTTCTCCAAGAACAAGTTCAGAAACATAGTCTAAAGCCATAGAAGGTAAGGTTCCTCGTTGAGCATCATTCCATTGTCTTTCAAAGGCTAAGTCAAGATTCAAACAAATCCTACCTCTAATAGGTTGTTCTATTGGTGTGTAATGACTTACTGCTTTAGACAGGGCTATTCCATCTCTACCGAAATACACCCCTTTTACATCATTGTAAGGTGATAATTTTCTTGGGTCCAATCCATTAGCATGTAGTCTTTCAATAAGTTTTGGCAAATCGAATTTAGAGCCAAACCATGAGATTAACATATCGGGGTCTTCTTCATCAATTAACTGCATAAAATGTCTTAGCATATCTCTTTCTGTTGGAAAGCCAGCACATTTAGGATTAGTCCAATCTTCATGGTCTAATGATGGTAACCAATACAATACCCCATGTTCTTCATTAGCATAACAAGAGATACAAGTAATAGCCCCATCATATTCTCCACCTTGTTGCCACTCTAAATCCCAATACCATTTAACTAGGTTATACTCAGGAATTTTAGTTATCTTATCAATTGCATAACGGTAATGAAATGGTACATCTGCTTCATAAGTTTCATCCCATATTTCTCTCAATATTCTAGTATGTCCGGGTTTTGGTGGAGTCCAAGTTACCTTAGTTAATTCATCTCCTTCCAAATTAATTGCACCATCATCCTCATATTCTAATTTAATAGTGATTAGATGATTTCTTTCTTTAATCTGAGCAGTTCTAGGTCTTTTACCATTTGATTGTAGTACATAAAAGTATGGTTGAAACTCTTGATAAGTCACTTCCGTTTCTGCTCTAGTGCCATCTTCATGTCGCCATCGTAGGCCAAATTTATTATCTTTATTTATTGCTGTAATTATCATTATATCACCTTTGTATGTAGGGAGCCATTACTAATCTTCTATCTGCACCAACGAATAATATTGGCGATTCATTCTTTATGTATATCCACATCACCCCATCACAAAATTTGTCTATTGGTGCTGAAAATTGTACAGTTGTTTCTTTCCCCATGTGAGCCAATAATGTTAAGTTAACAGTATAACTATCTAGGTTTGGATAGTTACCAGAGGACAGAATTGCTTTACCGCCTTCCTCAGTTTGAATATACTTCAATTCATAGGTTGCATTACCTATTGTGGAGCAACCCTTAATTGCATCAGACAGTTCTTTACCATCTACTACTAATTGCGCTTCTAATTGAGTATTATTAAAGGATGGTAATTGCTCATGACTTATATCCATTGTGTTCAATCTAGTTATAAATTGTAGAGCAGGATGCTCAATGGAAGCAGGCATTTCTGCTGTAGCAGAACCACCTATAAACTTCAACATTGAGTCTCCTAACTCTAACTCTACTTCATCAGAAACTAAACTCTTTAAATACTTCATGGTTTTCTGTATGTTAAACATCACCATTTTTTCGCCGGGTTCTTTTTCTACAATAGGTATTGTTACTTGAGCAGCAATAGTATTACTAGCATTAAGCATAAACAAACTGTCTTCTCTAACAATAAGGACTCCTATATCACCAATTGAAGATGTTTTCGCAACATGCGCATGTCTATACATACCTTTCATTTGAATTACAGACAATCCTTTTTCCATAGTTTTACAATCTACTGTTATTCTCATACTGTTCCCTGCTGGATTTCAGTAATACTCTTCCACTTATTCTCTCCATTGGTTGTAAAGAATAACCATTTCTTACCTACTAAGTCAGAGTTTGTTTTACTAGCAACAAGTTGTGCAACATAATTAGTTACATTCTCTTTCTGCTCCTTTTCAATATGTATCATCTGATTAAATCTAGCAGGTGTCTGCTTTAGCCAATCAGGTTCCCAACCGATAGGCGTTGGATTCATTATCCCATCTCCATATACAGGCTTCATGTGTGTAATGAGAAACCTATTAGTTTCTAATTGTAACACTAAATCCATTAGCCTATTGTATACTCTATTTCTAATCTTCCAATCTAAGGGGTTAACCTTAACAGAATCAGTTGCTAGAATAATTGCTCCTTCTCTAGTTTGTTGCTTAACCAAGTGGTCACGCAATACATCAGACGAGCCTTCACTAATCTTATCTACTCCATCTAATACAAATGCCTTCACATTTTCATTAGGGTCATTAATCATTTCTTCTGCAAGATGACAGAAACCTCTTCCATTTCTAAAGGATTCATCCCAATCAATAGCACCATCTCTCCTATATTCAATAGGACAGTAGATTATAATATTAGGGTCTCTATCCCAACATGAATCCCATGTTGGTTCTGCACCATCATCATAGTCTAATACTAAGACTTTATATCCTTCATCAATTTCTTCCTGTGTTCTGCAATCCAATGCAATTCCTGTTTTCCCCACTTTTGGTTGCCCTGTAATAGAGCAGGCGAGATAAGTTCTATCTCTATTCATTCTAGCCTGTACTTGTGCTAGTATCTTTTCCTTCTGTATCTCAAAAAAAGACTTCTTCTCATTTTCATCATCATTAGGCACTACTGCCTTACCTTGTTTTTCTGTTGTCCATTCCATTTGTATCACCATTCTTCATCATTCTCTAACCACAAATCACATTCAAATCCACACCAAGTGGTGCATATTTCTTGCAGTTCTGTTGCAGTTACTTTTATTCTTATTTCTTTACCGGAAGGCACATGGAATTTAACCCAATAGTCTCCCGTTTCATCATTTCTACGCCAAGTCATGAATTCTACATCGTCTAACGATATAGCAAAACTTGTTCCGTGAATTATCTTATTATTAATTGTGTATGTTTCAGCCATATTAATCACTTTGTTAGGGGCTTTCCACCCCATTTGGTAGGTTTTCTCCAAACCTTCCTACTAAGGCCCAATTGTGCGAATTATCAGTACACTTGGAGTATTAAAACCAGTCAATGTCTTCTTCTGCTGATTCAAAGGGTTCCACTACGACACCCCTATTCTCCACACATAAGACACCACTAACATTCAAAGTTACATCAGAATAACTTCCATCTTCATTTCTACCTTGTGCTGTTCTACCAACAAACACAGCCCTTGAGCCGATACCGAAATCAATATCTATGTGGCTAGGAATCCAGCAGGTTGTTCCAGCCCAACTTCCACCTTCATAATCGAAGTCAGAGTTCAGGTCAGAAATAGTTATCCTCCTTGTTCCAAATTTGTTTGGGGTCATATTCATGCTAGAAACTGCCCCATCAGTCATAGCAAATCTCTCAGCAAAGGTTTTATCAGATACCTTAGAGTGATACATATTCAAGTCAATCAATGGAGAATAATGCTCTAAAGCATTTTCCATTGCATGATTTTGCATTTCCTCGGTAGTAGGTGAAGGTCTTTGATTCTCTTCATCCAAATCTGAATTATACACTAAACTCTCTAGAGTTCCATTAGTATAACCATACAGTCTATTAGTATTATTCTTGTCACGAATGACTTTTAGTTGCAATGGAGTAAAGGTCTTTGGTTTGAAGGATTCACTTGCAGTGCCTTTATACGAAAAGTAATACAATTGTGTGTCTCCATCAACCGTTCCAACAAATACGCCAGCCATACGGTATTGTTCGTGTGGTAGTGGTTTACCGTAGTTAGTATTCTTTCTTTCTCCATATGCAGCCATTGCATCAATAGGAATGATATACTTTCCTACATCTACCTCAAAATTATTCTTCGGTAGTTCTGCAATTGTTCCTGTTACTTCTTCTCCATGTTGCATCTTAGATACGGTATATCCATCTTCACCTAAATAGGCTACGGCTACCTTACCTGCTGAGTAAGTAGTCTGATTATCTCCTACATACTCATTTTTTATGCGTTCATTCAACATAGCGGCCATATCACGGGCCGCATCTACAGAAATGAAGTAGCCGAATGCATCTGTATTCCAACTATCCCCTTGTGTGGTTTCTTGGGCAGGTGCATCTTGATATGCCCTTGTCCCACTAAACCATTGTCGGAAGCAACTCAATGCTAGGTTAGGTTCTGCATTGTAGTCAATGTCATTTTTAGTGCATATTTCAGCAAACTTCTGCTCCACTTCTGTAATATCCATTTCTAAGACTTCTGCAGCCTTAGCAACTTCTCTACTTATTTTTTCATTCATTATTCATTCTCTCCTTTTTCCAACGCGTGGAATGTTAATCCAAACTCTGTTAGTTTGGTCTGTCTACTTTCTTCTATTTTCATTGTTCTACTCATCTTGTTTCACCTTCTTATGTGTTCCTTCACAACACTTGCATACGCGCGTTTTGTGAATCTTTTTATTAGTCATTTCCATTGACTTTTTCTCATTCTCTTTCCTTCTAAGGAAAGACATATCTTTTCTATCTCCTTGTCCTCTTGCTCCATACTTCATCTATCATCACCATCTCCTTGTAATACATCTCTCCGTTCTCTATCACGGAGTTTGTCTATGTTCTTTATAGCAATATCATCTAGGTCTAATCCTAAGTCTGATGCTAGGTTTGCTACATACCATAATACATCACCAAGTTCTTTCTCTAGGTCATCCCTAGTTCTCCACATTTCTATCTTATCACCACGAAGCCGC